TAGAAGCAAAATATCCCGTATTTACTGGCTTTTTTTAGCCAAAGTATAGGAATAATGCAGAACTAACCTACATTCCATTACTCTGTATTGCTATTTATTAGCCGTAAACCACATCCGTAGAGATGGTGAGTCCATCGTCCGACAGTGTCTTGGTTTCCGTTGCAATGACCGTTCCTTCAGAGTCCGTGAGAACTGATGTGATTGTTTTCATATCGTCCGAAAAAGTCTTCACAAGCTGGTTCCCATTGGCGTAAACCGTCGTTACGGTCTTATAATCTTTTGAAAAAGTCTTGACGGTGTCACCAGACTGAATATCACTGGCGGAACCTACTTTACCGTCTACATACGACTTAGTCTGTCCGGCAAGTATCTTCATTTGTTCAAGAGATACCAGCTTGTAATCAGGCATTCGATTCACGCTCCTTTGAAAGATTTAGGGAGGGCTGTTACACCCTCCCCAGAGACTTACAGTCTTTAGGCACCGAAGACCTCAGTGCACATAGCAGTGACTTCCTCGTCGGTAGCACCAGACAGGGTGTCTAGGAACGCCTTGTTTGCATGACTGTGGTTGCCCTCAGCAGCGGCGTTGACCTTCTCCTTCAGAGCAGCGTCCAGATCAGTCTCTGCGACAATATCCTTGCCAGCAAGCTTGCCGGTCGGAATAGTCAGAGCAATAGACTTATCTTCCGCCGCAGGGGTTACCTCAGTGCCATTGACTTTGATCTTTTCAATGACGTTCACCTGAGCGCCAGCGGCAATGCCAGCCAGTTTGGTGCCTTCGGCATTAGTCATCAGACGGCTGCCCTCGACCTTATCCACCTTCTTACCCAGCTCGGTAGTCATAGTGGTGGTCTTGACATAGTCGCCGATGCCAAGCGCGTTAATCATCTTGGTGACATAAGCCACGACAGTAGCTTCCTCGTCAGTACCGCCGATACCGGCAAGGATACCATCCAGACGAGTGATGTCATTAGCCATCTTTGCGGCACCCGTGGTGTCACTCAGAATCCAGTCAGCGATCTCCTTCAGAGTGTCGTAAGACTTGTCGGCACCAGCCACAATCTTTGCGACTTCCTCAGAAGAGATAGTGCGTACAGACTTGCCGGTATCCTCACCAACCAGGGTGTCAACAGTAGCCTGAGCAGCCTTACCGTCGATCAGAGTCTTCAGAGCCGCAGCCAGATCGTCGTAGGCGACCTCACTCTTGCCTGCCAGGGTGCCCAGACCATTGATCTGACCATCAATGTAAGTCTTAGCTGCCTGAAGAGCAACCTTCAACTGTGCCAGGGTAGTGATCTTAATAGTGTCTGCCATAATACATTCCTCCTATTGGAATAAAATTATTTTTGCCACAGCGTTTTGGCGCTGCTGTGACCACAAAATGTTTAGCCGAAGACATCGGTAATAGCATCGTTCAGCTCTTTTTCTGTGGCGATGTCATCAGGGCTGTAAGTGGGCTCGTCCGGATCGGGATTGACTCTGGTTCCGAAAATATCATCGATCAAACTGTCAATATCGTCGTCCGTAGCCATCTCACTCCCTTCGGGAAGACCTCCGGAGTTTGCCTCGATTACAATATCATGCTTCAGCAGTTTGTTGGTTGTCGGCAGTACCTGAACCGTGTCGCTGGGAACGATATTGTATTCGCCCTCATAAATATCACAGTCCAAACCTCCGCCAACAGGTATAGATAAAGCTCCTTGTAAGCTTCCAATGGGCGAAAGGCGACCTTTAATAGACCCGATTCCGCATACTCCACCCATGCTCAGTCAACCTCTTCCGAAAGCTTCAGAATTGCTTTCGAAATAAAGGTATCAACTTTGCCGTTTGCTTTTGTGAGCTGAATGTCATAGACATACTTGCCGAAATTCAGATCTGCTGTATCTTGAGGTTCAAGCGTCAGCATCATCGTGTCAATCGGGATGTCTTTGACGAGAAGGGGGCGGGGGTCATCGTAATTCTCTTTCATTGCGAAGCGAATGGTATCACCTGCAACAGGAATATACTGTGTCCCGTCCCTTTTGGTGGCAGAGACCAGAGCCTCAAATGTATCACCTCGGGTCAAAGTGATAGTCGTACCAGTAATGTTGTAACTCATAATCTCACCTCCAATTCAAGTATTGTAAGTTGATTTATGAATCGCAAGTTGGTCAACTTCTGTCATGATTCGTTTAGCCGAACCATTACCGCCTAATTTCTCATAAGGCTTGTACAAGTATTCATATAGATTTTCATACTCGTCCTGTGTAATGTAACCTCTCTCAATGTAGGCCATGCCGAGATAAATAATGCGATCATGAGCCAGACCAATGAGCATTTGCGTTTCAAGATTGTTGTGCTTATTCTCAGCAGCTTTTCGTTTGCTTCGCTCCTGGATATATGCCCAAAATCCAGAAGAAGCAAGTATCGTCCCTAAAATGGTTAATAGCGTTTGCAGCCAGGGTTCCATTTCCATGTATCATCCTCCTTGAAGTCATAAATGAATTAAGAAGCTTGTAGGAAATATCACCCCAAACCTCTTTTAATTAGGCGAGGGAGCCCACCGCAAAGTAGACTCCCTGCCAATTTCGGTTAATCCACAGGATTACCATTTTCGTCAAGGCCGAGAGCTTCCAGATCAGCCTTGACAGCAGCCTTGAACTTTGCCGGAACCTGATTAAAGGTCCGACGACCTGCGATGATGAGTGCGACATACAGTGCTACCATGTTGTTACCTCCTATCAAAATTTTGGATAAAATATAAAACATGGTTACTCCTCCTCAGCGATAAGATCGCCGTTGGTATCGTAGCCATATTCTAACAATTTTGCTTCGACATCCGCCTTGAATTTATCAGGCACCTGGTCGAAGGTTCTGCGCTTATTGATGATAAGCGTGGCGTAAAGATTGACCATTTTTGCTACCTCCTCATTCAGGAATCATTGCTGCGACGGCATCATACAGATCAGCAATTGCTTCCATGATAGCAAGCTGCTGTGAATCACCAGTTTCCTGACCTGCCATGATCTGAACAATGTTGTCCGAATCATTTGTACCTTTAATGGCGTTTTCAGCCATAAGCAGATTGGTGTATTCATTGAACTCCTGAGGGGTCAGCGCCGCTTCCTGATAAGTCCAGTAAGTGGTTTTATCACCCTGTTCTGAAGTTCGTGTAATACTCGTAATGTCCTTGCGGAGATATACGGTTCCAACAGTAACCTCAAGTGCAGTCGGTTGGACTGTGCTCTCGGCATACTTGTAATTTAACTCCATGCGACTTTCCTCCTTTCGCAGTGTAAAGACTGACGAGTTTTTGATATACCCGCTTCTCATCGTATTTGTCATATCGTGAAACTTTTCGCTTCAATTGCTGGAAATTGATACACGGTTTTATCCACTTCCGATACATCAAATAGGTATCGGTGCAGTTGATCCACCCAAGATAAGACAACATTTGCCGAGCATCGAGTATGGTTGCTTTCTCCTTTTTGGAGATTTTGCGAGCTTTTCTCGTGGCCTTGTACATAATGGATTTTCGAAGAATCGTTCGATTACGATAAAAGCGAAAGCCCATGAAGTCCAGGTCACGCCCCTGATTGTTACCATAAGAAAAGCGAAAGACTTGCCAATTCGCTTTAAGTTCCAGGCCAAGCTCCATTTCCAGATAATCGGAAATTGCTTGTCTCATGCGGTGCAAAACCCTCTTGTTGCTTCCGAAAACAACCATGTCATCCATGTAGCGCATATAGTGTACGGCACAGAGCTGTTCCTTGATGAAATGATCCAAGCCCTGCAAATACCAGTTAGAAAGCCATTGAGAAGTATAAAAGCCAAGTGGAATACCAACCTCCGTGACATCAATAATGCGGAATAGTAAATCCAACATTTTCTCGTCATGAACGGTCTTCTTCAACTTGGCTTTCAAACGATCGTGTGGAATAGAATCGAAGAAATGGCGAATATCCATTTTGAGGACATACTTACAATTCTTCGGGTCAGTCCTAATCCACTTCTCAATTACCTGTTTTCCTTTATGGGCGCCTCTGCCCGGAAGACTGGCATAGCTGTGTTCATACATTCCCTTGCAGAACATCGGCTTCATGGCATTTACAATGCAATGCTGAACAAGCAGCTCTTCCATCGTAGGGACGATAATAGTGCGCTCCTTGCGCGTGATCCCGTCATAAATGTAAACCGGCACATGCTCGGCGTTTTCGTAGTTGACTATCCAGTCTAAGGATTGTTCAACTGCGGCATCGTCAGACATGTGCCGGTGTTTCATGATTTTACGGAATCTCTTGCTGTGCTTTGCTTGAGACAGAGCGTACCGTCGGTTCGTTTCGGATATTGTTTTTTCGTACAAGTGGTTATAGGATTTCATGTTCTCTCTTATCCTCTCATCCGCTTTCGACTTATTCTCAGCTACTCACAGATGCTTGCACCGAGTTAATTTTCACCAAGTGGTGAGGAAGAGATGCGGATATCTCTTGCCATTTTGAAATGGCGGCATACACTGCATTATAGAGAGCTTCTTATGGATAAGATAGAGCCGCGCCATTGTTCGAGTTCGAATTGGACGCCGTATCGTTCAGATTAGCGTAGAAAGGACCGACCATCAAGTCATTGTTCCAGTTACCGCCGACATACGCGCTGGGCGCAGTGTATACCCCTAATATTTAATTGTTTTCGTTTACCCGGCGAACCTAAGGTTCTCCCGTCCTCTCCTCGCTGCTTACGCAGCGGCAAGCGGTTTACAAGAGAGAGCCGCGCCATCGCTCGAGAACGAATGGGACGCCGTACCGGCCAGATCAGCGGAGAAAGGACCGACCACCAAGCCAACGTCCCAGCCACCGCCGACACACGCGTAGTCGATCTGGCTGTTATCGTACCACATGGCGTCAGCCTCATATGTGCTGCTCGAACCGCTTGCCGTAACAGGCAACCGTCCGAATGCTTCCGTCTTCATGCTGCTGATGTATCCGCTGGAGTCGCCATCTGGGGTAGCATTTGCAATGGCCTTATAACCGCTGCCATCCGTATTGTAGTCGGCTGCGGTAGACCCATCATGAGTACCACGAGTCAGCTTAACCTTCTGTGTACCATTGGCGTTGATCCAGCCGGCAGTACGACGCCACAGGTTACCCCAGACATTCTCCATACCGAAGACCTTCACACCGGAAGTCTGGTCATCGGAACCCCAGAACATACCCTTAGTGTTCATCGTACCGGGAGCAATAGCATTGCTGTTAGTCCACTTGCACCGTCCATAGCCAAATGCAGTCTGACACTCGGTAGAACGAGCCATCATAACCAGCAGATCCTGGAGCAGCAGTCTGTCAGCCAGCACCTCGGTGTACCAGTCATTACCGTTTGCCTTTGCATAGGTAATTTCGTTAGCTGCCGTAGTGTTTACGCTGTTTGCTGCACCGCTGATAGAACGCAGCTTACCGGAAACCAGAGAGCCAAAATAGATGGGGGTATAGAAATGATCGATCTGGTTGTTATTGCGGTCATAGTTGCACCAGCAATCCCAATCATCATCCTGCGGGGTGTCAGAGCAGCGGAAGTGGTAGACACCGTTCTCCTCCCAACGCTTCGTATAGATCTTCGGCCACTCCATCATGGCATTGCCGCCAAAGGAAGTATCTGCGACCTCAGAAGCAGAACCATTGACCTTCTTAGTATAATCGTTCGGATTGAGGTAATGGTCTACGACACCGGCATAAGTCAGCATACAAGGACGAGGCATAAATTTTTCGCCCGGGTCAAACGCCCAACCGCCATAGTTGAACTTACCGGTGCTGAAATTCATCGCCGCCGGCGTAAACGCCGCATTATCCACATCGGAGGGATAAGTTACTCGTCCGGTAGGACTGGAGGTTGCCTTGACCAGGTCGTAACCGAACAGATAGTCTCTCTTCTTCGGAGTTACACTGGTTCTGTTTGCCTCGCTGCGGTTATAGGCACCGGTGCTGGTATAAGGAAATGCTGCGTAGTAATATACCACACCGACCGTTACATCAGCGTCCGTATAAGTGCCGTTCGCAGTAATGTTCTTAAACAGCTCGCCCTCCGTTTCGCTGGTGGGATAACCGGTTGTGCTTCTACGGATAACTGCACCCGCAACACCACTCGGCAGCTTTGCCGTGATTTCCACCTTAACGGTATCGGATGCCGAAACATACACCGACTTGGCGGAAAACTCCTGCATTGGCTCCGGTTCATTGACAACCGCACGATTAGCCTTATTCCGGTTATACACACCCTGTGTGGTATAAGGGAATGCTGCATAGTAGTAAGTTCCGGTAGGAGAGACATCACGATCCGAGAAAGTTGTAGATGCTTTGATGTTGGCGACCAGATCGCCGTCGAATTCATCTTTAGGATAGTCGGTTGTCTTCCTCCGAATAATTGCACCCTCTACGGTGCAAAGTGTCTGGTCATTCACAACCGTGTCATTAGGAAGTGTAGCTACAATCATTACGCCTCCATACTGAGCAACAAACACAGCGCTGAACGCCAGCATATTGGACGGCTCAATGCCGCCGAAGAAGTGTCGGTTTTTACCGAAAATCAGATCTTCTTCTGCCATTTTGATTGTTCTCCTTTCGCTTTAAGAATAAGTTACAACAGTGCTGATAAGCTTGCCGTCAGAGTCAAAGGTCTTAACAGCTCTCGCCACCTCTGCCCCTGCGGCACTCTTCAGTACATTTGTCATGGTCAGGAATCCATCAGAGAAAGTCTTCGTCAAGGTTCTACCGTCACTTGCGGTTGAAGTGATAACAGTACCATCGTCCGAAAACTCTTTGGTTCCGTCTTCAAAGCCAACCAGCAGAATCCGCTTGACTTCTTCCTTGTCGATCTCAAGTTGCAGATTGCCGGCGACATCACCGCTGAGTTGGTCTTTCATCTGGTTGTACCAGGCAAGAAAATCAGCCTGCTCAGATGCGATCCACTGGTCAAGAACAGTCTGTTCCTGCTGGAGGTCGGCTTTCATTTCATTGAACCAGGTCGTGAAATCGCTTTCCTCCTGAGCAATCCAGTCGTCGACTTCCTGAGATCGTGCATCGGTAAACCGGTCAAGCTCATCCTGCCATTTGCCAAGCAGCTCGTCCAAGCTGATTGTCTGGAGAATACCAGTTACAAACGGTGTAGACTCTGTGCCGACCATAGAGGTAATGTCAGCCTGATTGATGACCGCTGTACCGTATTTTCTGTAAATATAACAGAGAGGGTACTGATGGACATTTCCCTCGTTCGTCAAAGTCGGTCTCGACGGTGCACTGGACGGATTACCCTTGACAAATTTGATGGTGTTCTCACGCACCGACTCGGTTCCGTTTACTTCCAGAACTACGGCATCAATACGATCAAGAAGCACTTCTGCTTCCGGGGCAGTCATCGGCAGGATACTGTCATTGACTGTCCATGTATGATCGAACCAGGCTTTGCCAACACCGACATTCACGGTAAGACCGCCTGCTGCCTTCACAGCGAAAGCGGTTCCGATAGAAGCGAATACACCATCGATGATAAGCCCGTCAAAGATTGCCGACATCTGCGCGGCATTGTATTTGCGGTCACCGTTAAGTGAATTGAAAAATCCGCTTGATACGCTCATTCAGTTTCTCCCTCCTTACTTTGAAATAGTTTTGAAGGTCGGATAAATGGATAATCCTTCCTCACTGTTTGAGATGACCAGCTCTGAAATGTAAGCTGACCCCTCATTGCCATATTCATTGGCGATTTGAACGATGTCCCCGATAAAGAAGTCTTCGCCGTATTTGAACAGTCGAGTGACTTCGACCTCGCCTTCGAACGCAGTAGTTACAATATGGTCAGCCAGATTTTTCAAGCCTTTCGTCTGAAGCTGCGCCATATACTCTGCATCGGAAAGCGTTCCGTCCTCAGTATCAGATGAGATGTCACGAGCATCTGTAAAGAGCTCACGCCGATCAAGCCCGGAGGCTGAGCCAACGATAGCAGTTCGCCTCGATGCTCCTTCGCCTTCTCCTGCTACCAGAGTTACATTTCGGAAACTCGCTCTGGACGAATAGTAGTTGCTGTTGATGATGTTCTCGAAGTTCGGAGAGAAAACAACATACGGATTTTCTGTCTGTTCGTAAGAGCGATCAACACCGGCATATAAACTGAACGCAAACTTGTTTTCATCGGTCAATACGATTTTGAACCCTATATTGTTCTCCTCACAAAGTCCTTTGACGACATCGTACAGGCAGTCGCCTGTGTATTGATTATCGATTTTCAGACTTGTGATTTTAGGGTCAGTAGATGGCACGAACACGAAGTTGGAGATTTTTCGATCGGCAATAGACGGTGAAATGATGCACTCATTCAATATTGTCTGAATGCCATTTTGAAGATTTCCGTTAAAGATTCGCTGTCCCCAGATGATGCGGCGTTCAAGAATGGACTCCAACGATCTGCCTGTAACGATGAGATGATTTCCTTCCTCCGTGTCGGCGTTGATCTTGATGTCCTCGATAATCATGCAGTGCTCCGAATCCTTCAGCCACAGATAGTAATCCTCTTTCAAATACTGCAAGAGTTGCGTATCCATAGCAAAGAAGATCTCGAAATCCCCATATGAATTATACCGGTCAGTCCATATCATGGATTCATAAGTATCTATGACGGCTACGGACTCGAAATCGGTGTTTAAGACCAGAAGTTCCATAGTTATACCCCCTCATAGATGACTTTGTTTTCGATCCTGAACTGGAGATTGGTAACTCCACTGTCGGCAGTAAAGGCGAAGATGTTATCACCTTTTGCCAGCGTGAACCAGTCCGTATTCTTATCCAGACAGTTCAGGATGTTGTAAGAAACGCCTTCACGAATCAGAGTAATGCTCTTATCGCCCTTTGAGGTGTTGATGACAATATCATCACTTGCGACAATGCCTTTTCCCGTCAACTTTTGAAGCTTTACGGTATCGATCTTCATGACTTCTCTGGTTTCCGTATTGTAAATATTGATGTTACTTGCCGGACCGATTGCATGAATGTAGATCGTTACGCTGATTTCTGCATCACCGTAGTAAGTAATGACACCCTCAGTCTTGATCTGGATTTCGCCAAATACAAGCAAAGGTTCCGTCAGGGACTCGTTTGAGAACGGAAACTCGAACATCGGGTCAATACTGTAGAAATCCGTTACATTGTTTTCATCCTCTCCGGCTGAATAGAAGAACGGGTCGGGGCAAATGATTGAGATCGATGTCCCTTCCTGTGAGCTGAAAATGTTTGGTTCATTCGATTCCACATAGCCGCTTGTTCGTACATATCGGTTATCGGTTTCGATGATGATCTCAACATTTTTCTTTGCCGGGAAGTATTTGTAGGATTTCTGCCGTACATCTTCAATGGTTTCTCCGTAAACCGTATCAACAAATACGATCTGGAAAACAATGTTCCGCTGGCTCAATCTGGCAGAGTTAAACATAGAACCGTCATTGGTGACGACTTCCGTCGTATTGACAGTTGCTTTGACCGGACCCAAACCGGTTACAGACTTGATGAGGAAGCCCGAAACCTCAGGCTCCCTCAAGTCAAGTTTGATCCTATCACCTAAGTAATTGGTGATAGCGAATGAATGAATCATGTTTCCACCAATCCTTTCAACGCCGAGAATTGATTCTTTGTCTGACGATAAATATCGATCCTCGACAGTGCCTTAGGCGAATAGTTGTTTTGTGTGAAATTGTAGTTGTTTCCAGAGGCAGGCATAGTACCGCCATTTTGAACGACGCTGCCGCCCTCACGCTCCATACCGGCGCTGATCTTCATCGCCTGATTCCGGCTCAGAAGTGCCGACAGTCTTCCAGCTCCCTCCGTTACATCAGACAGATCAAGCAGTGGTCGAATCGTCGGTTGAGAGTCAATCCCGTTTTCAATGAAGTCGCCAATCTTGGAAACCGCATTGCGAAGTCCCTCTTTAGCCGATTTTGCAACGGATGCACCGGCGTCATAGGACTTATCGGTGTAATCAATCAGAGAATTGACAAAGCCCATACCGAAGAATCCACCAATTCGATAGCCTACTTTAGACGGGGAATTGATGTCGAGCTCAGCTTCCGCAGCCCGTGCAGCAGCTCTTGCCATTGCTCTGGCTCGTGCTTTCGCATACCAGGTGTACTCATCAATGCCTTTAGCGAAGCCCTCAACAAGATACTTACCGGCGTTATAGAAATCGGTGTACTTATTTCGGATTGCTGTCAGGCAACTATTGATGATCTGAACAAAGGCATCTTTTGCAAGCTGATTCTTTGTTCGAATACCAGCGATAAGATTTGTCATTGTAGTCTGTCCAACGGTATTAAACTCGTAGAACTTATTTCGGATTGCTGTCAGGCAACCGGACACAATAGTGACAAATGCCGACCGAGCCGATGCGTCACCGGTGCGAATACCGGAGATAAAGTTGGTCATCATTGTCTGTCCCATGATTGTGAACTGGCGGTACTTGCTTGTAAAAGCAGTAACAATGCCGTTAATCATGGTGGTGAAAGTGCTGGTCAGATTTCCTTGCTGTGCTTTGGCAGCATTGATGAATGTGGTAACCATCGTGTTTGCAGCTGTGCTTACACGAGAGTTGGCATTCGTAAAAGCATTGATGAAACCGTCGATTCCCGCATTGCCCAAATTCGTAAGATTTTGAGCAAAGGTGGACATTCCACTTGTATCGACGCTCTTAATGCCGTTTGCCAAATCCACAAGATTTCTGAACTCGACAACCACTCCACTCAGCTTGGCTACATCCACTCCGCTGACGCTGGTGTAGTATGCAGCAAAAGACTGACCGAAGGATACCAACTGCTCGCCGAAGCTTGCAATATCATTATCACCCGTAAACCAGGATACGATACCGCCGCTATTCGGCAAATTGTTCGAAAGTTCAACCAGAGCTTTAGCTGCATTTGCAGAGTTTGTGACGACAGATGCGTCCAATCCTGTAACAGCCAAAGAATAGTTCTTCATTGCAGTACCAAACGGAACGAGCTGTTCCCCAAAGGTTTCAAGGTCATTGTCACCCGTAAACCAGGATACAACACCGCCCGTATTCGGCACCGTATTTGCAAGTTCAAGCAAAGCCTGACCTGCGGTAACGCTATTTTGAATGACATCGGCTTTTAGTCCGGAAACAGCATCGGAGAAATTCTTCATCGCTCTGCCGAAAGGAACGAGCTGTTCGCCAAAATCATCCATATCATTTTCGCCCGCAAAGAAACCGACAACACCGCCACTATTCGGAACGGTACTTGCCATCTCTGCAAGTGCTTTACCGGCAGTAGCCGCTTCTGTAATAACACTGGCGTCAATTCCGGCAACTTCGTTTGCAAAGTTACGCATAGCGCGACCAAACGGAATAAGCTGCTCGCCAAACGCATTCATATCGTTCTCTCCGGCAAAGAAACCAACAACACCACCCGTATTTGGAAGCGTGTCAGCCATCTCTGCGAGAGTTTTGCCCGCAATTGCAGCATTGGAAACTGCTTCTCCATCGATACCGCTAATTTCATCAGAGAACTGCTTCATGGCTTTTCCGAATGGAACCATCTCTTCAGCAAAGCCGGAGAGCGAGCTTCCGCCGGTGAACCACGAGGTTAATCCATCCAAAATATTTGCGGCTGTCAGGATAAGAATCGTTTCCGCAAGAGCTTTAACGCCATCCAGCATAGCCGGATCTATAGAAGCCGCACCGTCAAGGAACGGCTGAACATTGGTCATAAAGCCTGAGAGATCAGAACCGATTTGCGGGAACTGACTGGACACGCCACTCATAAAGCCGCCGACGATACCGCCAACAAACTTACCGATTGCTGTGCCAATCCCCTGAAGCAGATTACCGCCTTCATTGATAAGCCAGTTCAAGCCTGGAATTTGTGCCAGAGCACCAACCGCAGCAAGCACCAGAGCAAGTTCGGCGATGACAGCGCCCATGCCGAGAACGCCAAGCATGGCGCCCGGAACCAGAGCTGCTACTGCACTCAAAGCAGTCATGATTGCTGCGAGTAAACCAATGCCGACAATTCCCTGAAGAAGGGTTTCTGTATCGATACCCTTAAGCGCGTCCACAATACCGGAGAAGAATGCCATCAATACATCCACCGCAGCCTGAATCAGACCCGGAAGATTTTTAGCGACACCCTCAAGTACGGCAATAAGGAATTGGAAAATGGAGTCGACAATAGACGGGGTGTATTCTACCAATGCTTCAAGAACGCCAGCAATAAGCTTCAATGCTCCGTCAGCGATAGCAGGAACGCACTCAACGAGTACATCCACCAGCATAAGAACAACCGCCTTGACTGCTTCTCCAATGGCACCTGCACTATCTGCGATAACTTTGCAGAATTCGACAATTGCTTCGCCGATTTTAGCTACGATCGCTGGAATGAGTGCCGCAACACCTGTGATAATAACAGTCAAAGAAGCAACAATGGCTGTGGCACCGGCAGTTCCCGCACCGGCAAGAGCCGTCAAACCTACTGCCAAAACGGACAAACCAGCACCTGCCAGAGCAAGTCCGGCGCCAATGCCGACAACTGCTACTCCGAACAGTGCCAGCGAGCCACTCAAAGCAAGAATGGACGGAACCAATGGAGTCAATACAGCGCCAGCAACACCAAGAACAGCAAATGCTCCAGCCAGTGTAACGAGGCCCTTTACAATAGAGCTCCAACTCATAGCACCGAGAATAGTCAGTACCGGAGTGAGCACCAATAGTGCACTTGCAGCAACAAGTAGTGCCGCAGAACCGGCAAGAGTACCGGTCATGGCATTTAGCCCGATAGCAAGAATTGTCATTGCTCCACCGAGAGTAATAAGTCCTTTTGCTACCTGCTCCCAACTCAGATTTCCCATCTTCTCAATAGCGGTTGAAAGAACGACAAGTGCCGCTGCAACGATCACCAAACCGACGCCAATACCAGCCATATTATTCGGCATGAATTTAACCGCTACAGTGATCGCAGCAAGTGCGCCCGCCATAGCAACAAGACCTCTTGCAATTTCGTCCCACTGCATTCCGGAGAAGTCTTTTACAGCCGATGCAAATATCTTCATAGCAGCTCCGATAGCAATGAGTGCTACACCTGTAGAGATTACATGTTTGGCGTTACCAGTAAGCTTGGTAAAAACGGTGACCTCAGAAAGAAGCACTGCAATAGACGCAAGACCCTTACCGATTTCTTCCCATTTCATCTCACCAAAGTCCTTGCAAGCAGATGCCAACACCTTAATTGCTGCCGAGAGAATAACAATACCGGTGGCTGTAGTAATGGATTTGCCACTGAATTTTGCGGTTCTCAGGAATAGAGAAACTTCAGCAAGCAATACACCAACGCCGACAAGACCTTTCGCAAGCTGATTCCAATCGAGTTTAGCAAGTTGTTCGCAAACCGAAGCAAGAATCTTGATGGCTGCGGCAAAGATCACCATTTGAGTGGCGCCCTTGATAATAGCTTTACTGTTGGAACTCATAGCTTTGGCAGCGGTAACTATCATAGTGGTCAAACCCGCAACACCAATGAGGCCGGTGGTAAGCTGCTTTGCGTCCAGGTCAGCAATCTTTTTGAGTGCACTTGCCAAAATCAACACTGCCGTAGCAATACCGAGCATAGCCGTTACACTCTTCACTACACCTGTTGCCTGACCACTGATCTTGTTAAACACCGCCATAGAAGCGAGAAGATCGGCAAACAACACAGTGATTGCTCCAAGAGCCACATTCAGCTTTTCGCTGTCTACAAGGCTGAGTGCAATTAAGGATGCTGTGAGAATGGCAATAGCCGATGCGATTTTCAGCAATGTACCTGCCTGCAACTGATTCTGGTAAGCTTCAAAGCATCCTCGGACGCTATCAAGAATCCCGATAAAAGATTCTTTGAAACTACCAATGTCTTCGATAGCTTCTCGGAAGGTGCCGACAAACTTTGTGATGCCAACCGCAATAGCACCGAAGGAGATTCCATTCAGTAGATCGATGATTCCACTGAAATTGGCTTCGCCGAAATTCTTCGCCAAGGAGCTGCCGAGTTCACCGAGGATTTTCACAATACCGCTGCCGATCGTTTTAACAGCATTCCAAACGGCAGAGAGAAGCTGAACAAACTGGCAGTTAGCGAGAGTTTCACCAATGACCTCAAAGGCGACGATAACGCCGGATTTCATCTCACCGGCTGCTTCTCCGACCTGCGCCATTCTCTCATGAATTCGCTCAAGCAGAGAATGAAACACTTCAAAATTGGCAGATTCGAATTTCTCTTTGATCTTGTTCTTCAGCGTGGATAAAGCTGTCATAATTATCTGAATGACCGTAGCGATACCCTCACCAACTTTCTGGAATGCTCCACTGGTTTTGATAAACTCATCAAACGCAACAATAGCATCGCCAATACCGCCGGTGAAACCGAGAATTCCATCTCCGAGAGTTCCAAACCCGCCGAACAACGGTTTGATTGCTGTAAATATAGCGGAAAAGGCTTGCTTAACGATATCCAAGATCGCAAACAAGCCTTTGAAAGTGGATTTTAGATTAGCTGAAGCTGTATCACTGAGCTTCAAATTCGCTGTGAATTTTCGCAGATTTTCAGTGATGTCATAAAGCTGCTTAGCTGTAGTCGGAGGGAATATCTCACGGAATGCTTCGTAGATCGGTTTGATAACACTCTGAACGCCTTCAAAAGCATTTTTGAGTGCTTCGATCAGTTTGGTTCTTCCACCAAGATCTTTCCATCCTTGCAACATCTCATTACGAGCATCTGCTTGGGCATCGATAAATCCACCGATGACCTGGCTGAGTCCAGTCCAAAGTTCTTTGGCTTCTTCGAAATCACCAAACAGAATCTCCCATGTGTTCGCCCATCCGGAACCTACGGCTTCCTTCAGAGTGTCCATCAACTGCGAGAAAGTCTTAACATCCTGTGCCGCCGCGAAGGCTTTCGCACCGATCTCAGTCGTTTCATCAGCATAATCACGAAGAGTGCTGACAAGAGCTTCTGTAGTCATCCACTGATCCTGCAAGGAATCATTAAACCCATGCGTAGCATCAATGACATTACCCTTGACGGTCTTGTACATACCATCGGCAGTTTTGGTCAAGGTGCCGCAGGCAACAGCCGACTCAAGAAGCTGGGTCTTAAATTCGACGGTTGCCATGTTAGCATTCTCGATAGATTTCCAGTCAATCAGCTTAACATAACCGGCAGACAAAGCCTGGGCGAAGTTATACATGGCACGGGACGCCTCATTTGCATTGGCACCGGAAACGGCGGCAACATTCGAGACACCCTGGATAGCCATAACTGCATCCTCAAGCCCTACGCCCGCATTGGTAAATTTACCGATGTTGGAAGTCATGTCCTGGAACGAGTAGATAGTCTTATCAGAGTAGGTGTTGAGTTCCTGGAGATATTTATTTACCTCTTCGAGAGAAGCACCCGTACTCATCATGATGGTCTGAATTGACCCCATCTTCAGCTCGTATTCTTCAAAGCCCTGACTGACGGGTTCGATAGTCAAGGAATGGAGCATTTGCTTGCCGGTATTAACGACTGAGTTGGTGATGTTTGCAAGGGCGGTTACAGCCATGACCTCCAATGCCGAGAATCGAGTCTTTACCGTTTCAACCGCAGAACCGAGCCCTGACATATCGACTTTTTTGGCAGCGCTGTCAATGCTTTCAAGACCTTTTGTGGCGCCATCCATATCCAAACTTTTCTTTAATTTTTCAATGGTGGACAAACTGGTTTGAACATTGCTTTCAAACTGCTTATTATCAAACCGCATTTCTACGACTCTTTCGTCGATGGTTTTGCTCATAGCTTCGTAACCTCCTTCCATGCTTCATTTGCAATTTTGTCAAAAATAGGCTGGATAGCAGGATTGATGTAGTCTCGCCCCTGTACCCAGCCTCCGTTGCGAGTTCCATGACCATATTGCAGAATGATCGCTATCGGAACCCCATTTTGAATATTTGAGTTGTAAAAAGTGATCTTTGCAGATCCATTTCGGTTTACGATTTCGTAATACCATGAACTGGCGGTCAAACCGGAATCGACAGGCGTTGCAGACGCAAGAGCAGCGACCCCTTCTCGGCCATACTTGTCGAGGTCTCCGAGATGGACCACTTCTTTTGCCCTCTCCAAAAAGTGTGTAACCTTAGAGAAGTCTCCCTTGTGACTGAACCTTATCATTCACGGACCTCCTTATTTAAGAAGCTGATTAACCCGATTCTGTATTACGGAAGGATCGTAACCAGCTGCCTTCAGACGATTAGTCCTGTCCACACCGTTACCCCACAGACCCTGAATTACTTCACGGGCAATCTGGTCAGTGCTTTTCTTCGCAGAAGATACGGAGACTGCCGTCCCGCTTTTGGTTGTTACATAGGTGTCAAAGCCAGCAGCTTTCAGCTTTGCAGCCATAGCGTCAGCATTTGCTTTCTTACTGAATGCGCCAACCTGAATCTTGTAAAGGTTATCGACCTTAACCATGTAAGTATTGAAACCGGCAGCTTTCACTTTCTGAAGCATTGCGTCGGCATTCGCCTTGTTGCTGAAAGCTCCTGTCTGCACCCGATAAAGTATCTGATTATCGGCAGGCTTCTCAGTTCCGCCAGCAGAGCCCCCAAGCTTCACTGTAACTTTGGATGCAAGGTCACCCATTCGAGCATACATCCAGTCACCAGGACAACTCTTGTTGGCAAACCAACGATGTACGGTCAGAACCATTTCATTGGAAGCCGGCTCGTAGTTAAGAGTCTTTGTTTTATCACCGAGCCAAAGCAGCTTGGTTTTGCCATAGCGTTTGCAAATGTCCACACAAAGCTCGATCAGCTTGGCATATACGGTGTCATTGAATGCGTAAGGATGCGTAGCATCGCTGGCACACTCAATCGTAATCGCACGCTGGTCATTGGCATTGGAAGAAGAACACCAGGAACGGTTCTTTTCCTCCACATACATGCCTACTCGGCCATCTACGCCGATACCATACTGGCAGGAAGCCTGCCGAGAAGGCGGAGCAAAAACATTACCCAGAGTCTCCACAGAGCACTGACCGACCACGCAATGAGGCGTGATACGGTCAACGACATGGGTTCTCTGCCCGGAATGATTAGGGCTTAACTTGGTATAAGACACCAGAGGGCTGTTACTCATTTTTCGTTTCCTCCTTCACGCTCTGAATCTGTTTCAGCATCTGAATAACCTTGTCATAACCGACCGTAGAGATCAGGAAGCCCAGATACATCAGAACGACGATCTCAACCCCAATCGTCATAGTAAAGACCGTGTCGGTCATGATAAGGTAAATCACGCTAACAGCACAGGCGATCAGGACGGACAGAACTGCTGCAAGAACATTAGAAGAATACTTGACCTTCGTTCCGTCAAGCAGCTTCTTAATGCCCTCCACTGTCAGATTTGTAATAACGGATACGATCAACAGTGCTGTAGTCAAAAAACTGATAGGCATAACTAAACCTCCTCATAATTCGTATTTTCTTCCGGTTCACTTTCCAACTTGAGTCGTTCTTCACGCCTTTCGAAGAATGTTTCGAAAAGGGCTTTGAAGAAGTAGCCAAGCATAACCCCGACAACGGTCGACGCTATTGTGCTGGAAAGCGATTCCGCAATTTGCACTTGCCCCATAAATGCAAGCACATAAGACAGTTGTAAATCAATCAGTGAAACCACCAGAATGATAGCCACTGCTTTTTTTGTAAAAGTTTTAAGCCAGTTATGGTAAGGCTGTTTCTTATGGCAAACTTGCCTTAACATGCATTTTCGGCATCGTCTGTTCATTCGATCACCCCTTAGAGCCAAAGCGTTTTCGATTGGCAGCGTTAATAGCTGCATTCCGATTCCACATTTCACGCTTACTTCTTCGCTTAGGCGGAGAGTTCTTGACATTACATACCCGTATGAGCGTCAACAGTCTGTTCAAATGCCATTTTTGAAACTCCACAGGAATGTTATAAGAAATCATCCAGTAGTAAATAAGCTCCGACGTAACCGTTTCTTTATTACCTCTGGTCTGCTTCTCCTCGATAAGGCAAGTTGCGGTCATAGGTGCTTCGATGTACGCATTGATGGCGGCGTAGTTTTCAGCAGACAGCCGAGTATATACTTCGGGGTCGACATTCTGGGTTAAGGTCATACATCGTACATAATCAAGAATTTCTTCGTCTGTTTTTTCTTGTTTTCCGAGAAATGCCTTGTTCCATTTGCTTTCCCATTTTGAAAGAGAGACTAAGGAATGCTCTAACTGCAAAGTCTGCTCTTTCTTGTAGACAAATTCCTCATGAATTTCATCCCAAAACTCGGCAGCCGGCACAGTAATTTTCAGCATTCCTTAGTCCTCCGAGCTTTCTTTAATTAGATGCGATGGGCGTAGCCTGCTTATTGCCATTGGCACGCATCACACGGTTGACAAATTCGGATGCGGCACCGGCATCAGTGACAAGCTTCTCAAACAACACCTCATAAGCGGGGGTTTCCATAAAGCCTCTGGAAATTTCCTCGGACTTCATGAAGCGTCTGCCGTCGTCGCTCTTCTCGCCATAGGCGGTCTTAATAAAGTTCTCGAAGAACTCCATGATAAGCGCACCGTTCGGACTGGCAGCGATACTTTTAAGCTGAACATCATAGCCGCCCTTAGCGCTCGCCTGCATCTTTACAATTTCGGGCTTGGACAGGTCGAAGTAAAAATCTTCGGTTCTCTGAACACCATTCAGATCGGTGTAAGTAATAGTTTCCTTAGTCATTGAAATTTTCTCCTTTCAAATTAAAAAAAGTTGGAGCCGCCAGCTTACCTGAATACGGCTCCATAATTTTTACAGATTAGCCTTCCGGATTCTGAGTCTTATCGAACAGCTCAATAATCTCATCAGGCAGAGGCAGACGAGGCTCGACACCATCGCTGCCGTCAGTGGTAGTCGGGTCCTTACCGTACAGGATCTCTTCCAGCTGGGTCATGAACTCGGCACTAAACTTAGTGGAGTCAAAGGTCAGCGTAGCGGTCGGCTTCAGCTTCTTACCGTTGACCAGCTTGTTGATAGAGACAGGCGTGGTGCTGATCTCCCAAGACAGAGTAGCTGCCTCCGGGCTATCGTTGACCGTGCTGTAACCTTTCTCAGAAGGCGCAGCAAGACAACCATAAACCAGGTGCAGCTTATAGCCGTAGTCGTTCAGGTCGGTATCGTTACCCAGAATGGTACGATATGCCAAACCGAAAGTCTTACGAGACTGCTGACCGGCATACATACCGGGCATGATCTCAACAGAACCATCGCACTCGGCAAACTCATCGGGGTACATATACGCCTCGACGGTAGCGCCGAACTCCTCGTTGGAAACCAGGTTTACATACTTGATGTTATCGGCGTAAATCGGGGAAGCCTCAGCACCGGAAGGACTCTCGGTAACGGCGGTCAGACCATTCCATGCAACGCCCTTATTGTAAACGCCGCCGGCCTGCATCGGATAGAGAACGCCATGGTTGCAACCGGTTTCATACAGGCGCTCGCCAGTTTTATCCCAAATGATTTTGGACATAAAGATATTCCTCCTTATCAGAAATAGAGCGAGAAATTCCAGTGATTCAGATTCTCGCTTGCATAATATCGTTCAAATCGGCAGGTAGGTATAGAAACCACCTTACCAACAAGTTCACTATCCGGATCAGAGTCAATGACAGTGACCGAATAATGTCTGTGAGATGAATAAACCACGTTATCGGCATGCACATTCTCGATGTCGTCAAGTGCATAAACGATAGCGGGGTATTTCATTTTCACTGACTCGGGAGGTTGAAAATACACATTTCTGCTTTCGAGGATTTCTTCCAGGAAAGTTTGCAGATCAAGCCTGCTCGCCATTGTATACACCTCCCACAGTCAGTATAAGTCTTGGGTACTGAACTTCAACGCTTGTGACTTTCCATTTAGCACCCATAAACTCAACATACCTCATCGAATGAAAATTCTCATTGGCAAATGGATCGGCTACGATACTGATCTCATTCGCAACATTGATGTTGTCGTTGAGTCGTTCCGCAGACTGAAGCCTACGGGCGTTACGGGTTAAATCACCATAGTACATACGCTCGATGATCTTCTCCGTCCAAACACCCGGCTTAGTCTCTTCTGTTACAGCATAGCCAATTGCTCCATAAAATTTAGCCATTTTGAATTTTCACTCCTCGCTGAATTTAGCCGCCAATATTGGCAGTAACATCCTCTTCCAGAGCGATAGCAGACATGACACGAGTGTTGGCGCCGGAGCAACGAGTCTCCAGCAGACTCTTCTCCTGGTTGAAGTCAATGTCGAAATCAGTAAAGTGAGTGATTTCACCGCCCTTAGTAGCACCCAGAGAATAGTCAGCCAGGTTGACCATCAGACCCAGAAGCTTCTTGGTCTTGCCGTCCGTGGTGGTACGAGTCTTACCCTCGAACTGTTCGGCAGTGATGATCTGCCCAACATTCAGAGCCGCAGCCAGATCGCTAACCTTGTCATAGATGCGGCGACCATTCAGGTCACGGGCAAGCAGCATGACATTGACCAGATGAGGCGTGCAGTAGAAGTCAGGAGTACCGGAGCCCTTATACTTCTCACGAGCATACAGCAGAGACTGAATCACGGCTTCTGCATAAATGTAATTCTCGCCGAAATTAGCGGAAGTGTTGGTACCCTGAAGCGTGCTCTTCATGCCGGCAATGTCGACATCAGCATGAATGGTGTACAGCTCGTCATCCAGCCAGATCGGGCGGATCTTATCCTCAGCGATCTTACCGTCAGCACCGACCTCGCGACCGTCACCGATCATGATAGCCGTAGCCAGTTCCTCATTCAGATTCATACGGTCAATACCGTACAGGTACTGCACCACATCGAAGTCCTGAATATCGATGATGTCGTCACGGTCAAGCTTACTCTTTACATACACGGTCTGAGGATCGGTCGTTCTGTGGAGCAGCTGAATATTGCCGACATAACCCTTCTGGGCACCCTTCTTATAACCCTTGGCACGGAGAGCCTCGATGTTACGCAGATCAGCCTGGCGGGTACGGATACGGGAGATAGGGCTCTTATGGACCTTCTTCAGGACCTCATTCACCCAGCCCTGGTCAGTAGTGAGCAGTTCAGGAGCACCGGGACGGACATCCTTGTACTCAGGGAACAGAGTTTCGATGCCATCGATGCCATGAGCCAGAACACTGTCAGGATTCTGCTCTGCGTAGATGTCCATAGCAGTACGGAGACTGCCAACGCTGTTGGACTTGGCCATAGAAATGATGCTTGCCTGGTCAGCATGAGACAGAACCTCGGTCTTCTTCTGCTGATCGTTGTCAAAGACATTATGTTTCATTGTGTTATCCTCCTTATTGGATTCAGATTTGTTGTCGGAACCATCCTTGGATTCCTTTTCGGGTTCACCTTCGAGAGCCTGTGCGATAAGCGCATACATGACATTCTGCTGCTTCTCGGACATGGAATCGATCACATCAGCGATCGTCTCTTTATTGTCCTTCTTCTCTTCCTTGTTTTCAGCAGGCTTGTCCTCTTTGGTATCCTCCTTCTTTTCCTCTTCTTTCTGCTTATTCTTAGACTCAGCAGAATGAGAAAGACAAAGAGGCATTCCGGTATAGATGATAGCTTCATCATCGGACATTTCGCCGTGCTTCAGCATGGAATCGATAAATGCACCGGGGTTAGCGCCCTTATGCACCAGGCTCACTTCGCAAATACAACCATGCAGCACATCAGAACCAGCCTGCTGAAGCTGATTGGCATAAATGGACAGAGCACAGATGTCACCGTGCTTAATAAGGACCTTCGCAATTTCGCCATCAGCGGTTTCATTGAGAAAGCCATAGGTGTAAACACCTTCCTCACGGTTCTCAAGCCATGCATGACCGAGAACATCACGAGGACTGTTGTGCTGATGATTCCAGACCAGCGGGACTTTAATACCGTCATTATTCTTAAAGGCGTCCCGACGAATTACTCGTCCATCAGAACACTTAAGGTCGTTTCGGGTTGCCCAGCCGCTGAAATCACAAGCCTCAACCGAAAAAGGTCTACTCATTTTGAATTTCCTCCTTACTTTTTCGATTTTTGCTTAGAGATTTTGTCGTCCAAATCACTTGCTGAGTCTCCAACTGAATCAACTTCGGTAATGGGCATTTCTTCCGACTGCTGATTGGAACCGGACGGCGCACTCAGGTTCTTATTTCTGAGTTCATCTGCTCTCGAGTCCTCAGAGGGTTTCATACCGACTACCTGACGAATTTCATTCGAAGTCATGATTTCATTTCTTGTAAACTTGTCAGCAATTTCAGCAATGTCATTGACAGGAACCAGCTTGAACGGGTCTCTGAAGAATGAAATTGACTGGTGTTGTGATCGGGCAGTTTTGGTCAGAAACTTTCGTTTCATCTCATCAACAATAGCGGAAATAATCGGCTCGATTGTCCGGTTGTTATAGTTCAGCATTGTCTTCTCGTCCGCGGTTCCATCCAAAATGCTCTGAGTGATCCCCAACTGGCTGTATAGCATACTCGTCAAGTATTCAATCTGGGACATTAGGTTGTTGTTCACGGAACGATTCAACTGTGTGATATGCTCAGTACCATCAGTGTAAGCAATACCATACTTTGAACCTGACAACTGGTTTTCTATATCTTTACGCCGATTTTCGGCCTGTTGACGCCTTGCTTCAGTCTTGATGACATAGGGAAGCTGAATAATCAAATCGAGCTTTCCAGATCCGCTTTGCTCATCAATGACATCAAGTAGGTTAAGTTTACGAATGAGCCGCTGCATAGTTGAGTTTGGCTCATTGATAACTGCGTACAGCGGATTCTCGATGATAGCCACTGCGCTTTTGGGTACCACGATATCTTTTTTTCTGCCTGTCTGTTCATTGTACACACGAGCACGAATATACTGTGGATACCAGTCTAAAATCTGTCCGACACGCAGAGACTGTATGTCATACGAACCGGACACATTCGGGTCAGTCGTGGTGTCGACCGGAACGATAGCTACGCTTCCTTCATCAAACATAGAGATAACTACATCCTGAATGAACGACCGTGCCGTCTGATCGACATTTGCTTCTAAAGTGAGGCAATTATTCAATCCGTCATCGATGACCGAAAGAAAACGCCCATTTCCATCCAGACGGACATGCTGAACATTCAGTGCTGCAACATCAAGCGCAATTCGGTTGTAAACCGATGTGACGATTGATCTTTCATTGCCTCTGGACATTCTTGGTCTGTCAGCTCGATATGAGTAGCTCATACCCAAGTCCCGGTAGTTCATTTGAATGTTACCGGTAAACGCATTCCAAGCATGTTTCAGTCTGGAACCAAAAGACATCTCCATTTTGAATCATCACCTCCTTAAACCATATCAACATTTTTCTTCTTATAAGCAACTCGACCGGAAGCCCAAATACCATTCTTCAGCTGCTGCATATCATAGCCTCTGTCAGCCAGAGCCATATGCACGCCGACTTCGCCTCGTTTTGCAACAAATTGAACTACACGCCCTGAAGGTGCGGTAACATTCTTGACGGACTCATTCATCAGCTCAGCCATCTTCCGATTATAGGAATTGATAGCCGAAGAACTGATTTTACCTTTCGATGTCACGGAAGAAGGATTTTTTAATAGTTGATCGGCGTACTGATCGAGTTCTTTGGAAACATCTTTGCGGGCTTTAGATACAATTTTGTCGTGGTTTTTATGAGCCCACTTTGCGTCTTTCTTTTCCAAACGCTTTTGACCTGCTGCGGTCAAAGTTCCGTCTTTGTTCTGGAAACGACGAACGCCCCATTTCTGACCGAGAATACCGTGATGGTACATCTCATCCAACTTGACCACCTCCTTATTCAAATGCGTCTCGATTGAGTTTATAAGCAATATAGGCATCCATCATTGCCGCAACAGCATCAATTTTCTGCTCATATCGCTTTTTCAAAAGCTTGCGGTTTCCGTTTGTATCTTCAAGGGTAATACAATTACCCATAGCAAAGGTCATAAGGTCCTCGTCGAAGATAAGCATTCTTTCTTCAGAAAGCTTTTTCAATTCTCCAAGCGGAACCGATTCGGTTTTAGCGCCCTGGATAACTTTCTCAATTCCAAACGGACCGTTTTCAGATTCCCATCTCGCTACAAATTCTTTTGCATTATAAGGGTCAAACCCAAGACATCGAACATCATATCCGCACTCCTGAATGTGGTTGTCCAAATCTTCATAGACATCCATCATGTTAAGTACGGCACCCTCTAAAACAATTAAACTGCCCTCCGTCATGAATTGATCGTATTTGATCCTCATAGCAGCAGGCAGCTTCATTAAAGTGGTAGAGGTGATATAGTTTCGTGTCTTGATGCCAAAAGAACCATTTGGCAGAGGAAACAGAAATGTAAACGCACAGAAGTCATCACCCTGCGATAAGTCTGCACCGAGAGAACAGGGCATCTGCCAGAAGTCCCTTTTTCGATGTGGAAGAGTTTCTTCATAAGTGAAGTAATAGGTGTAGCCCTCCATAGGCAGACCAAATCTCTTTGCAAGAATATCATTTCGGGCAGCTGGAGCTTTTTCAGCTCGTTCAACATCAAGCTGATAAGTTTCGTAGCTTACGGTTTTTCCGAGATTCGGATTAGCCTTGAGCCACATTTCTGGGTCTCCGACTTCATCAATGGAGTCGAGCTTGTACCACCAAATCGAAACATGTGGATTGATGTAGTCACCCTTAAGGATGTCCATCAACTCCATTTTGATGGTGTCACCGCTTCCATTACGAACCGTGCCTTCCGAACTGATTGCAACAATGATGTAGTCGTTCACCTTGGACGCACCCTGCTCAATAGCACCGATAACATCCTCTCGAATGTCACCGGAAAGCCACTCATCAACGGTTGCGACCTTGATTTGTAGACCCTGGAGCTTATTGATGCTCATGGGTCTGACCTCAAGAAGCGAACCCGTCAGGAAGTTTTCAACACCCTTTTTTGTTGAGGCTAACTTTGTGCGATTCGCTTTGGAACCAGTTGTGTTTTGTAAAGAGCCTTCTGTCAGAAACTGAAACAGCGGTCCTCTCGAACGAGTGATGGCAGTACGAAGAGGGGACATGACCTCTTCCGCCTGTTTCATTGTTGGGGCAGTGGTGATCTGATGGGTAGTAGAGGTGTCAACATTCAGAAAGTAACCTTGCAGAGTTGAACCGTACATTGATTTGGCTGCACCTCGTGCAACAATCAAATACTGTTTATTGATTAACCGTTTCTTTACATTCTTGCGAACATAATGCCCACCGTGACCATCAGGGTTTGGTTGATACACGCTTCGTTCAACAAAGTAATACCAACCAAATATCTGTTCACCCCAAAGCTTGAAGCTATCCAAAAGGCTAAGGTCAGAGCCATCTGTCAAGGTAAGCTCGGATTCGCAATAAGCGATCCATCCCTCAACAGCTTGGTCATCATAGTACACACCCGGATTAGCGATGAGATCATCAATACGGTTCATCTCCATGGAGATCTCTTTGCAAACCGGAATCTCCCCTCGAATTACGGCATCACGAAACATGCCATAATACTTGGGAACGGCAGTGTTTGATAATGCCATAAGTACCTCCTTAGCCAGCCTTCTTAGCCATACCGTTTACAATTTCTTTGATCTTGCCATAATTATTGTAAATGGTTAAGGCGGTAGAAGTAGCGGTTGCAATTGTTCCGGCGACTTTTAGAGTTTTCGATACATATTCCTTTCCACGATTCACATCAGTCGAAGACAATTGACTATACTGTTTCTCCATCTGAAGACGATTCAGTCGGTTGCGAAGCTCTGCATCACTCATAGACTTAACGCTCTTACTGTTATGAGCTTTAGCATAGTCCTCGTGAGCAGGAACATCAGACTTAGAAGAACTTTCTCTTTTCTTTCCGGCTGCGGTACGAGTGCCATCTTTATTCTGATAGCGCCGGACTCCCCATTTCATGCCGACGATGCCGTGATGGGCAAGTGTTGTATTATCCATTTTGAAATCCTCCTCTCTTTTTTAATCAGGGTCGACTGTCACATTGATTCGCCATTCAAGCTCGCTGATCTGTCGGTTAATTGCTTCCATCACTGCCGAACTCAACGGCGGGTCGAACGCCAGTCTTACCTTCAGGTAGATAAAGGTTTTTACAAATTCAAGACGAGGATCATCGTACAGGAATTCAGACCAGGTCTTACTTGCATCTTCGATACGGAATCCTTCTTCGGGACCAACACCGAGCTGCGTTAAGACCGAGAATGCCGAATTGATGTGCATGACGATGTCCGGGTCAAAGTGCTCATACTCCTCAGCAATTCCGAGCAGCTTTTTAATCGATGTCAGTATGCTATCCATATCGTTTCTCCTTACTGCCTTACGGCTACAAATTTCTTCATACAGAATCCTTCTATACAGACAGCGTACCAATCATCATTGGAATCACCCATGTCAACTTCCAATTCGTCAAGACATGTCACAACCGTTACTACTCTGGAATCCTTACTCGGCTTTTCACGAATGTTCAGCTTCAGACAATCGGTAACAACACCGATCACATTCCGAGCAGCGTCTTCGCAAAACTCCGTTTCCTGTTCCTCGATAGCTTCAGTCGAATCATCAAGAACAGAGTTTTCATAGATTTCCTTTGTCATTGAAATTTTTCTCCTTTCATTATTTTCGCCAAGGGCATGTATCATTTTGTGTGCGCTGTACTGGAGGGAGAAGTAACAAACTCTCATCACCATAGTGAATAGCATTATGTGTATTCAACTTGGTGCATATTACATTCTCCGGATCGAAGACACATGGACTCTGATTCAACAGGTCTTCATAAGTGATGGGATTCAGATGATGAATCAATATTGAGCCAAAGATTTCATAACCAGGTACGCCGAGATCACAACCTTCATCACGAATGATAATTTCATCTCTGAATTTCAACCACTTGTCTGAATGATAGAACTCCTGGTTCAGCCAGCGCTTAAAACCGAAAGTCTCTTTTCCAACAGACCCGTCAAGTTTCAAATAGCGAAATCGTTCTTCAAATGTCGGCAGTGTAATCAGCTCGGAATATGTTTTAATACTCATCGTCTTCACCGCCTGCACCTGAATATCGCCTAAATGCTTCAAGAGCCTTGTTGTACAACTCCTTGGCTTCACTATTGGAATTTAGATTCTTGGTCTTCGCTTCGATAAGCTCTTTCTGCTTCTCCAGAATCTCCTTTTCGATTCGTTCCTTACTGGAACCGAGTTTCAAATAATGTGTTATGACCTGAGAAGAAGCAGTTCCGTCTCTGAGCTGCTTTTCAGCACATTGAACCGCCAAAGAAATCATTAAGTTCTCTTGCGCTTCGAGAGATGTCGGTGGTCTCAATGGGCTGTTTGAGTCGGAAGAGCTTGCAGCTTTACCTTTTGGCATTAGCACTGCCTCCTCTCTTAAAAATTTTGGTGCGGATAACAGGAGTTGAACCTGCACGGAGTTACCCCCAATAAATTCTGAGTCTATTGCGTCTGCCAGTTCCGCCATATCCGCATACTTGTACCGCACTTTCTATCCAAACTGATCCTCTTTTAGGTGAGAATAGGTGCAGTATTTGAAAGAACTTACAGAGATGAATTTCCACCAATCACCGAAAGGAGAAAAGAAACATGAAAGGAGATGTTCACACTTTATGGAAAATGCTTCAACCCTGTAAGCTCGTTCAAATACTGCACCCGATGGGTAAACCCCATTCCAAAAATATCCCTCCGGAGATTTTTTTAAGACCGCCGCGATGAGGTAGGGGGTGCGTTTTTGGAGACCCCCCTCCCCATGCCTTTAAGCCCTGCGGCAGCAGTGCAGATCAAGTGATAATTTGTTTGTATTGACTTCAAGTTCAAATATTTTCAGAAAAGAAAACAAAAACATTATTCAAAGAGCATTAGACCTCAACCTATAGTTCAAGCCTTGTCTGCTTTTGTTGTCTTCGTTCTCTTAACTTTCTTGTAAATGTTCATGAAGTCATAACGAATGATCTCGTCAATCGCTCTTTCAATCTCTTGATTGTTCTCTTCTTCAGAGAATTGGTCAGAAGTGTGAGCAATTCGATCGAGATAAGCGCAAGTGTTGTAGCCCTTTTCCACATCAAACAGGAACCAATCGGAGAACTGTTCAAATGGATTGTAAGGGTTGTCGAATGTGGTAAGGGCACAAGAACCATTCATGCCAGTCACTCCTTTCAATTCAAGTAATTAGACACTGTGCTCGTAGAAATGCCAAGAGCTTCAGCAATTTCAGAGGTACTGTAGCCAGAAGCATTCATTGAAGCAATCTTATTCTGCTTTGCAGTGCTAAGAGTGGTTGTAGCTCTCGGTGTTGCACGCTGTCGAAGACTGTCAATGTCCACATTGTCGATGATTTGGGTGAGCTTGTTCTCGCTGATAGCGCCAGCTTGAATTGCTTCCCATTCACGGTCTGTAATCTTGATGGTCTCTCGCTTTGCACCAACAGAGGCACGAGCCTGAGTGAGCGCCTGCTGGCTTGCTTTCTTGAGTTCGCCTTTTGTCATGTCCGGGTTATCCTGCTTTTTGGCAGCCACTACCGCATTAGCCATAGTCTGAGCCTGCCTTTCTCTGGGTGCATTCTTCAAAGCCACATTAAGCTTAGCATTCAGAGAGTCGACCTCAGCTTGATAGGCCTCTTTTGCAGTAGCGGAGTAGGGTACTTTTCCGGTGGAGAGGATCTCAAGACGAGCCTGGTTACCAAGGGCCTTCATTTTGTTGGCGTAGTTAGCATAAGCGCGCTCCACGGGGGTATCAGCTTCAGACACCAGGGTATAGGCATCCTTTGCCTCGGCCATTTTAGTGCTGGGCTGAGTACGCTCTTTGACTTTGCCAGTCCGTTTATCGACATAAACAGGGTCATCCACATCTTTCCATATGTATTCACCTGTCTTTTCATCAATCTTAGGACTACCTTGCCTCTTGGTAACAGAAGTCTCAGACTTAGCACGAGAAATCAGAGTTGAAGCACCCTCATGGTATCTTCCATCTTCATCAACCGTGCCCTGATACTTCTTTTTCAATGAGCTGATACCGTTGTCGATCTCACTTTGCTTGTAGTCCAGCTTGTGCTTTTCGGCATCAATGACCACCATGCTATGGCGAACGGCTCTTGCAAGCTCATCCTGAGTGGCTCCCTTCAAAGTCATGTCGGTAATCAGATTAGAAATGACACCCATCTCTTTCTGTGTGTTCTTCATAGGCTTGAAAGTGCCAGCAGGTTTTCCCCCATACTCCAATTTTGGGTCAAATCCTTCAAGCCCCTTCAGAGGAGGAGTGGAAGTAATCTTGACCTTGCTTTTACCAGAGTTGCAGGGGATAACCATGACAGTATCACCGTCAAAATCAGCGCCTGAAAGCCGTTCCGCAACCTTACTGTTAATACCGATAGCATCTTTAGGCGTGTTGCCAAGGATTCGGCGAGCCTCTGTCTGCTTGTTATTCACCGTCAGGATAGGAATCTCGAAAGTTCCGCCATGCGGATAACGAACCAGAGCTACTGTTTCACCATTCTTATAATTCGGGGCATACACTTCATTGTCTTTCATCGAAGTGATAGGTAGAATCACCTGGTATTTCTGACGAGGAAGAGCAGCGGCCTGAAGGTGCACCGCAGCAGAGTCACAATCATCTGCAAAGGATTTCAGTAATGATTTTTTGACCGTCGGATTTGTCAGCGAGCAGATTTCATCAAATTCAGCCATCTTATCAGATGCTGCCAAGTTCAGCTGTTTATTGACCAGACTCAAACTCTGCTTAGAAAGAAACTGTGAGGGGAGTTTATCCGCCCATTCGCCCCAATCGCCCTCTTCAGCACGCTTATTGATAAGAGAAAGCTGCCGTTTTCCATCGGCGTCCATGTAATAGCTCTGTCCACCGGCTTTGATAAGAGAACCAAACGGATTGTCAGGGTCATCTTTGACTTTCTTAAGAACATCCGATGTCGGGGTGCCTTTTTTCTTATTGGTGTTAAACATTACATCCACACCATCGGGAAGATCATCAGAATAGACAGCCATTCCTTTCAAATATCTATTACCGTCCACCAAAATGCGAACCTGAGCATAATGAGAATCGCCAAGAGACAAGTCATCTACACCCCGACGGATTTCAATAACACCATCTTTCTGAATTCCGCCGTCTTCTGCATAACGGATTTTCAAGCGACTTGAATCCATACTCTTGGGATAGACGAACTTATCAAAAGTCTCGCCGTCATCATGAGACACATAGTCTCTGACAGAATGAACATTCTCGAAATTATAAATCTCTTTGTGCTCGGTTCCGGGAGGGCAAAGGACTTTGATGTTTGTCTGCTTGCCAGGGTTTGTCACCTGAGGAACACCGCCGCCATAGACCGGATAACCTTCCATTTCCAAAATATAAAGAGCCTGGTTCATCTTCTCTTTCGAGATACCAAGCTCTCTTTCAACTCCGGTTCCGACGTCGATCATGCCTTTTTCCGCAATCTGTTTTTTCAGAAATTCAGCGGTCTGCTTTGCCTGATTCATGCGAGCTTCGGAACTCTCATTCAAAAGCGAGCGAACCGAAGAATCATTAGCAAAACCCATCTTGTCAGCAATCTCATTCAAACTATAACCCTTCGCACGAAGAGCTTTAGCTGTAGCAACATCAGCAGAACGGCGTTCATCCTTTGCAAGACTCATCTGGGTACGAAATTGGGTTGTGCTCAGACCCATAGATTTTGCAATGGCTACTTCTCCTGTGTAGATTTTTCCATCTTTATCGGTAAAGGTGAAATTAGACTTTTTCAATTCTTCCACACGAGATAGAAAATCACCGCTGTGCTGATAAGGGTTATCACCCGAACCCCAAGGATAACGACCAGACCTTCTGGGCATACCGTAATGCATTAAAATATCATCCGTGAGACTCATGGTTTAACCCTCCTGTTCTTTGATTTTTCTTATAACCTTGTCGAAGGTAATAATCTTGTCCATAATCGGTACAATATCTTCGGCAGTAGGTGTGTGATACAGAATTTCATTGTTCTGATACAGACGAAGCTCCATCTCGATTTCTGACGGCTTCACCTTATATTCCAAACAAAAAAGAGCAGCATATATTTCAAGCTGCTCCATGTGTGCCGGCACGACACCGGTCTTCAAATCGTGAATACGAAGAGTACCATTCCGGAACACAATCGTATCAGCGGTGCCAAAGCAATTTTCTGAATAAAACAGAATCTGTTCAGGCACCATGCGAAAACTAATTGCGTCATTGACATACATGTTCAATGTTTTCTGTGACTTGGGAAGTTTTTGCCCCAGGGTAATACATTGACACGCAAAGTCATGTAGAACAGTTCCTCGCTGTGTAGCCAAAAACTTTGAATAAGCGTCGGCTACTTTCGTTTCGTCATAGTTAATCCAATGATACTTGCTGGCACCAAGAAAAGCGTGTTGCCCTTCAAGATTGGAATGATTGTTGAAGATCATGCAGCACTTCCTCCTTGTTCTCGGGGCAAATGAATCTGGAGAAAGACATCTCGTCCATTTTACCCACATAATATTCTTGGTTCGGTTGCTTTTTTGCGCCAGCGTGTTGTTTACATTCCAAAGCAGCCCATTTGTCATTGAACAGAATGAGAAGATCAGGAATGCCCTGCAAATATCCAGAGTCACTTTTCATTACGATGCAACCTGGAAAAAGTTTTTTGAGCTCCTTGATGAGCTTCGATTGAAATTGACTTTCGAGCATTGGCAAATGAGCCTCCTTTCATGTAGTTTTTTTCAAAACTGAAAAGAGAATGTCTATTCTCAAAAATAGCTTTTTTACTCCTCTCTTCATAAAAGGGCATGTTTTTTTCGCGCGGCGGAAAAGGCATAAAAAAAGACCGAGACACCGTTTAAGCATCTCGGTCAATTATAAAGTTGTTTGTTATCGGGCTTCTACACTTACTGGGTCGAGTTCAAAGAGACCAGTATCAGAATTGTAGCTCCGCACTTTAGCCTGTATTCTTACATTGCTGCCGGCTTTGATATAATCGGCAAGCGCAAGTCCATCTCCTAAATCATATACCCCAACATCCTTGAGCTTAAAAGTCGGACCAGGATTTGCAGTATTTTCATCTACATAATCTCCGGCACTAATCAATAAGTCGTATCGGGTATCATAATCATCGTGGTTCGTGAGATATGTAATACATCCGTCAAACTCGATAATTTGATTCTTGTGAGCCTCTGCAAAATCGGCATACGATTGATCCATGTCTGCTTTAAGAGAAAGTATTGCTGCCAATTCTGGAGAATTATCTACTGTCAAAATATCAACAGTCGGCTCTTCGGTTGAACCGGCTTCGTTTTCTGTTTCAGAAGTTTCTTTTTCCGGGAATGTATGATAAGTAATCACAACCTCAACATCAGCAGGATACCAAGTATCGGCAGAATATCCAGTATCACCGTCTACGGAAACAGATTCAACCTCGCCGTCTTTTGTAAGCCAACCAGTAACAAGGTCATCAAGTTTTTCAAGTTTGATGTTTGTAAAACCACTACTTTCAAACTCGTCAACTACTTTTTGATAGTCCTTGCCTTTTTGAATACTGGAACCTGACGGAGTTTTAGCTTCGCCTTCATGCCCCTCTGAACTACAACCTGCAATCGTAAATATCATGACAATCGCCATGCACGCTGCCAAGAACTTTCTCATCTCATTATCCCATCCTTTCCGAGGGCATTAAAAAAGTGCACCCCCACAACGAGAGACGCACTGAAAAAGTGTCAACCCTCATTGTTGCCACACAATCTCAATCAAGCCGCAAAGGGACAAATGAAATGAGTAAAGAGAGAAAACACTTTTTACCAAAGCAATTTTCCCTAAACGACTTGAACATATTAGATTGTGTGGCTCTTATAGTATAGCACAGCCTGAAAGAAAAAGGAAGAGCTTTCGGTAAAAAGTCTTGACATTTTCCTCGACTTGTGCTATGCATTTTGGCTTCTGGTCAAATGCCCACTTTACTTGCCCTTATTTATATAAATAATAAAACTTTTTATCACAATTAGTTACAAACAAAAGTGGGCAAGTGGGCTTTTTTCACAAGAAAAATTTCAAATCGGCGCAAATCGGCCATTTTGGGGCAAAAAACGCCCAAAAAGTGCCATTTTCAGAAAATGCCTCCGAATTTTTCTGCCCACTTTTGTTTCAAAAAAACCGGGTTTGCCCACTTTGATGTGGGCTTTTTAGAGTATTTTCATCACAAAATCAGCATAAAATGGCGTCAAAAATGATTAGCCCATTTTTGCAGCTTTGAAAACCGGGCCAGAATCGACATGAAAATAGGTGTCGAATAGTGACGCCCATGCCTTCAAACGAGTGCAATATCCTCTCAAAACGCCACCTTCGGCATGGAGTTGTCTGAAAGAATATCGCCGCCCATTTACAATGTAATATACTGTTTCGTTCATTTCTCTCATCTCCAAACCCGTCCGTTCCGTTTATCAACCAGAATAATCCGTCCTTCGATCTCAAAGCCAGCTAACTCACACAAGTAAAACAGTGTATGTAGCAGCCTATGAAATCTTTCATCCTCTTCACGCTCAATGTTCTTCAGAGCTTCATAAGCAGTCGGGTCGGAATATCCTTCGGCATTTCGTCGAGGGTTAGTAGTATTAGCCATGACACAGGTACTCCTTTCTT